TACTGTCCGTATGCAAACAGAATTGCTGTGCTTGTACTTTGGAGATGACTTGCATGAAGATATACACGGAACAGATATGGATTTTGACATAGCCATAAAAGAGGAAAATCTGGGAAAAACAGAAAACAATAAAGGAAAGAATATATACCTTACAAGTTTACTTGAAATCATGTGTAATGAATGCGAACACTATTTTCAAGAAAAGGACTATGATATAAATTATGCAACAAATTTTAAAGTGAAAATAAGCACTTTAAGAAGCAGAATTAGTCTATATTTAAAACTAGAATGGGAAAGAGCGAAAAAGGGGAAATAGATATAGTTTAGTTCAGGCATCCGAGAGGGTGCTTTTATTATACCTAAAAAAATAAGGAGATAACATAGCAACATATAAAACAGCAAAGGTTGCGCAGACAGTACCGCATACCTAGCAGAGTTAAACGCAGAGAAGGCGGAGCGAAAGAAACGCAGGAGGAAATACAAGAAATGCAAAGAGAAGAAGATTTCGGACAGTTATAGACTAGGAGAATTATACGCATTTAGGCTATGCGCAAGACAGTTAGGATTGAAGATATAGCGGGGCAGAAAAACACAAGAAGGGAAGTGAGTCTAATTTGACAGAGAAACAAAAAATATTCGCAAATGAATACTTGCTAGACCTTAATGCAACAAGGGCTTACAAGGCGGCATATCCAAACGTAAAGAATGACGAGACGGCAGCGGCGGCAGCGGCGAGAATGTTAAGAAATGTTAAGGTTGCAGCGTATATCAAGAAGCGCATGAAAGAGCGTGAAGAACGCACAGAAATTACTCAAGATAAAATACTCAGAGAGTTGGCGTTGATTGGATTTTCTAAAGCTACAGACTTTGCAAAGATAGTTGAGAAGCAGGCATTCGATAACAAAGGGCAACCAATGGAAGATGGCGAAGGCAATCCAGTTACATATCGTGCAGTAGAATTAACGCTAACTGAGGACCTCACAGAAGAACAACAAAGAACGATTGCAAGCGTTAAAAAAGGAAGAGACGGGTTAGAAGCAAAGCCGTATGATAAAGTGCGAGCGTTAGAGCTTCTAGGTAGGCATACAGGTATGTGGAATGACAAGATAGACGTAAATGGCGGGTTGGATTTGAAAGTGACGGTTGATTATGGAGAAAAGGGAAGTTAAAGTACAGTTTAATCGAAATTTTAAAGATTTTAATGAGTGCCGTCTGAGGTACAGGTTGGCGAAAGGTTCTGCTGGTAGCGGAAAGTCTGTAAATGTTGCGCAAGATTTCATACTTAAGCTTGGAGATGAAAAATATAAGGGAGCGAACTTACTTTGCGTTAGAAAGGTAGATACTACCAACAAGGATAGTACATACGCAGAACTTAAGAGTGCGATATATAAGATATATGGAGAAGCAGTGGGAATGTTTTGGCAGATTAAGAGCAATCCGATGGAGCTTATCTCAAAAATGACGGGGAATAAAATTATCTTTCGTGGAGTGAAAGACGATGGGCAAAGAGAAAAAGTAAAATCAATCACGTTTGATACAGGGAAATTAACATGGATATGGATTGAGGAAGCAACAGAGCTTTATGAGGCTGATATTGATATTCTCGATGACAGACTTAGGGGGGAGTTGTCGTTCAATCCGTCTTTGTATTATCAGATAACATTTTCGTTTAATCCTGTATCAGCAACGCATTGGATTAAGGCAAAATATTTTGATGTAGAACATGAAGACATATTTACGCATCAATCAACGTATTTGCAGAATAGATTTATAGATGAAGCATACCATCGTAGGATGTTGATGCGTAAAGAGCGTGACCCTGACGGATACAGAATCTATGGGTTGGGCGAGTGGGGAGAATCGGGAGGATTGATACTAACCAATTATGTAATAGAGGAATTTAATACATCGTCTAAGCGTTTTGATTACATGGTAAATGCACAGGATTTTGGTTTTAATCATGCAAACTGCATCGGGGAAGTTGGATTCAAAGACGGTGATTTATATTTGTGTAGAGAGATATACGAGTTTGAAAAGGATACCTCAGAACATATTGAAAGAGCGAATAGTGTTGGGATACGCAAGAATATCACGATGTGGTGTGACTCAGCAGAACCAGATCGTATTAAGATGTGGCAAAAAGCAGGGTATAGAGCAAGAGGAGTTAAGAAGGAGCCAAATAGTGTAAAGGCACAGATAGATTATTTAAAACAATTAACAATACATATTCATTCATCGTGTCACAATGCTATAAAAGAAATACAGCAATGGAAATGGAAGAAAGATGAAAAGACAAATACATATACTGATGAACCAGTTAGCATATTCGATGACGCAATGGCAATGCTTAGGTATGCGATAGAGGAAGAGCGAAGAGGACAAGCGAAAATGCAAACAATTAAGGGGGGATTTTAGATGCGACAAAAACCGTATGGTTTGCCACAGAAACTTATCTGTAGTGCAGACATACCAATTACTTTAGATTTAGTGAAAGAGTATATAAAGAAGCATGAGAAGGGACTGGATAGGTATGAATATTTAGAAAGTTTATATCAAGGTTTTCATCGGGTGTTTGATAAACCAAGCAAGGAAGTGTGGAAGCCCGATAATAGGCTAGCGGTAAATTTCCCTAGATATATTACGGAAACATTTTTGGGATATGCGTATGGTGTCCCTATCAAGAAAGCGCACAAAGATGAATTGTTTATAAGTCAACTAGAAGAGTTTGACCGTAACAATGATGCACCGGATCACGAATATGAATTAGCGAAAATGGCTTGCATTTATGGGCACAGTTATGAATATACATACCAAAATGAAGATACTGAAACGAGATTGGCAGCACTTGCACCAAAGCACACCTTTAAGGTATATGACGATACGATTAAGGGGGGTGCTTTTTTTGATGTTCGTTATGGCTATAAAGAGGACGGTGTGTCTTTGACGGGTGAGGTGATTACTGCAACTGAAATATTCGAATTATCGGATAGGGAACTGGTTGGTGTAGGTGTCAATCCGTATTCGCATTTGCCATTAACGGAAATTGTACTTAATAAGGAACGTATGGGAATTTTTGAGGAAGTAGCAGGACTTGTTGAAACATATAATAATGCCATTGGTGAAAAAGCGAATGATATTGATGCGTTTGCGGAAGCATATCTTGCAATAATAGGCATGGAGTTAGGTGTGGAGGATGTCAAGAATATTCGAGACAATCGCTTTATCAATATCTGGGATACGGATAATGCGAAGGAAGCGTTGGTGCAATTTCTTACAAAGCCAACTGCGGATGGTTCGCAAGAGAATTTGCTTAATAGGTTGGAAACTCTTATTTATCAAGTTTGTATGGTGGCGAATATTAGTGATGAAAGTTATGGGAGTGCATCTGGAACGGCATTGGCGTATAAGTTGCACGCTATGAGTAATTTAGCGCTTACTCTTGATAGGAAAATGCAATCAGGTCTAAGAAGGCGTTATAGATTGTTTTGTAGTGTTTCGAGTAATACGGTGAGTAAAGACGCTTACAGGGATATTGAGTATACGTTTACGAGAAATATTCCTAAGAATCTACTAGAAGAATCTCAGATTGCACAAAATCTTGAGGGCATTGTATCGCATGAAACACAACTAGGGGTGCTAAGTAGTGTTGTAGATGTGAAGACAGAGCTTGAAAGAATAGAAAATGAAAATAAAATACTTGATGATGTTGTAACTAATCGAATGTTTCAACAAGAGGAAAAGAAATGACGAGTCAAGAATACTGGTCTAAGCGTGAAACAGAGCAGTTGAAACGTAATATCCGAGATGAAACATTGTATACACAAGAGATAAATAAGATTTACGACAATATGATGGATAACATTCAAAGAGAAATAAATGGCTTTTATGCCAAGTATGCAACATCAGAGGGTATTACTTTAGCTGATGCAAAGAAACGAGTCTCACAGCTTGATATAGACACATACAACCGTAAGGCAGAACGATATGTGAAGAATCGTACATTTGGCAAGGTGGCTAATGAAGAAATGCGACTTTATAATGCTACGATGAAGATAAATCGCCTTGAAATGTTGAAGTCGAATATAGGGTTAGAGTTAGTAAGAGGATTTGACGAGTTGCAGAAGTATTATGACACGATTCTGACGGATAGAACGCTTACAGAGTTTGAACGACAAGCAGGGATATTAGGCAAGAGCATTCAAAACAATCAAAAGTTGGCACATTCGATTGTGAATGCATCGTTTCATAATGCAAGATTTTCTGATAGGGTTTGGATGCATCAGGATATGCTGAAGAATGAACTGGCAGGCTTGCTAAAAACAGGACTTATTCAAGGACGAAACCCTAGAGTATTGGCGACGCACCTTAGAAAGTTGTTTGGCGTAAGTAAAGCTAACTCAGAACGCCTAATGCGCACAGAATTAGCAAGGGTGCAGACAGAGACACAGAAAAGGTCATATATAGAGAATGGTTATGATAAGTATGAGTGGATTTCAACAGAAGACTCTAAGGTATGTGATGCCTGTGCAAGGATTGACGGACAAATATTTGATGTAAAGGATATGCAGGTAGGTGTGAATGCTCCACCAATTCATCCACAAGATAGGTGTAGTACTGCTGCTTATATGGATAGAGAAGAATTTGAGAAGTGGTTGAGCGAGCAAAATGGAGTTGCAAAATCTAGCAAAGGTGATATACTAAAGAAAAAGAATATTGGTGATTATGTGGGAACAAAAATAACTAAGCATGATAATAAAAGTATTAGAGAATGGTATTATGCAAATGTAGGGGATATATTCAATCAAATTGACACAACTAAGACACTGGAAGAACAGGCTAGACAGGCTTTTAAATTTAGAAATCAGTATAAACGTGAAGCGAGGTTGGCAATGTCTGATAAAGAAACAGTTGAGAGGTTGGAAAAGAAACGACCAATGAAAACATTTGAAGAATTGATTAAAGACAAGATGAACAGGAAAGAACTATCAAGAGAAGATGCTGTTAGGGATATTTTAGAGACTGCGACTAAGACAAATGAAGATGTGAATAAAGAGTTTGGATTGTGAGGTGATATTGATGTTTAACTATAATGTATATGCGGAAAACAGTATAGAGGAATTTAGAAAAGTGTGCGAAAGAATTGAAAAGGCTTTCCCAAATGTAGAAAAATTGAAAATTTTGATTGATGTTGACGGTTCTACAGTGCAAACCTATGTTGAGAATGGAAAAGATATTGATGTGTATAACGACTATGAAGTTGGAGCGGTGTATATAAAAAGTGAGATTGATATTGCACTAGCAATAAACGATTTAGTAGCTTAATAAAAGAAAACTATTAAGAAGATTGTTTGAGGTGGTAAATTCCGCTGCAACCACGCGCCCTTTGGGCTAAAAGAGATGTAGGAGAGGCGACGCCTACCAAGCAATCTTTGATAAATAAAACTATTAACACCTATCAAATGATGTGGTGTTATTTTTATACCCAGATAGTGTCAAATGAGCTATGAAAATTTGGAGCTGAAAGAAATAGGCTCCACTAGAACCTTGAAAATGTAGATACGATAGATTTTGATAGCTTACG